CCAAGACTTACGCCCGATGCTGAACAGGCTCGAGGCGAATGCGAGCCGCAAGAAGGTCCCGCTCGAGCGCTGGGGCCGGACGATGCTCGTCCATGAGTCGTCGGCGTGGCGGGCCTACGACGTCGACGAGGCCGTGCTCGCCGCGGCCTCGCGTCTGCGTCGCCTCACGTGGCTGTGGGACCACCTCGCCCCCGAGCACCGGACCACCCTGAGCTCGCTCTACGCCGAGACCCGGGCGCCTCCCCGCGAGTGGGGCGCGATCTGGTGGCTCGTCCGCACCCTGCCCACCGCCCGCGAGCTCCACCGCAAGGCCAAGGTGAAGGCCGACCTCGACGCCTGGCTCACCCGCCTGCCGTCACGCCCGGCCGCCGCCCTCCTCGCCACCCGCCTGCGCATGGATGCCGACGCCCTCGTCGACACCGCCGGCCGTGCCTGGCTCGCAGCCGCCGACGCCTGGCGCCGACGCGCCCGGGAGGCTCGCCGTGCCTCGTAGCACTCCTCGTCGTGACCACGGTCCCCTCGGCGTCCGCGCGGTCTACACGGTGCGCCAGCTGGCACGCGCGGCGAGCATGACGCACCAGTCCCTCGACCGCCTGCTCGTCGCGAACGGCGTCCGCTACCTCACGAGCGACCCCCGTCGGGTGACGTGGTCGGAACTCTGCCGATGCCTCCCGGACCTCGCCGCGTCGATTGCGGAAGTACAAGCCCGGCGCGCCCCGTAGCGGTCGACCGTCCACCTTGGCCGTCTTGGCCGCTGGCGGGGCTCACCTTATAGGGGCTGCGAGACGTCTCGCTGCGTCCTGAGACGTCCCACGATGCGTCCTCCCGCGATCCCTCCGAAGCTCGAACCGGCCGTGCTTGAGAAGGCGGGCGAGGGGCTGAGTTCGCGGGCGATCTCCGCATGGCTCCTCGACGAGCACGGGGTGACCGCCAGCTACAAGGCGGTGAGCCGGCTCCTCGAACGCACCCGCGACGAGCGCGCCGACGTCGCGAAGGTGGTCGTCAGGGAGCGCCTGCAGAAGGAGCTGCCGTCCGACCTCGACGAGCTCGAGGCGCTGCGTGTTCGCGCTCGGGGCATCGAGGACGCTGCAAAGGGCAACCCTGACGCGGCCGATCCGGAAGCGCGACGAGGCAACCCGGGCCTCGCTCTGAAGGCCATCGAGGCGCAGCGGCGAGTGCTCGACACGAAGCTGCACTACAGCGGCGCGGACTCGCCCGACACCGTCGAGCAGGCTGGCCCCGCGGCGATCATCGTGCTGCCGGCACCGACGGAGGAGTAGGTGCGCTGGCAGACCCCGCCCGGCACCACGGTGGCCTGGGCGCCGAACAGCGCGCCGCAGTCGAGGTTCGTGGCGTTCAACGGGTACGAGGGGCTGTACGGCGGCGCGGCTGGTGGAGGCAAGAGCGACGCCCTGCTCGCGGGCGCGCTGCGGTACGTGCACGAGCAGCGGTACACGGCGCTCATCCTGCGCCGCACGTTCCCGGAGCTCGAGCGCGGCATCATCGAACGCAGCCGCACGGTCATCCCGGCGGCGTGGAAGCGCGCGACCTACAACGAGCAGAAGAAGATCTGGCGCTTCCCGAGTGGGGCGCGGCTCATCTTCGGGCACCTCGAGCACGAGCACAGCTACACCGACCACCAGGGCGCCGAGTACCAGTACATCGGCTTCGACGAGCTCACGCACTTCACGGAGCGCCAGTACACGTACATGCTCTCGCGCGGCCGCAGTTCGAGCGGCATCCCCGTGCGCATCCGGTCTGGCACGAACCCCGGCGGCGAGGGGCACGCGTGGGTGATGCGGCGCTGGGCCCCGTGGCTCGACCCTGCGTCTCCAGTGAAGGCCGCGCCCGGCGAGGCGCTCTGGTTCGTGAACGGCAAGGACGGCCCCTCGTGGGTGCCGAAAGGCACGCCCGGCGCGATGGCGCGGGTGTTCGTGCCGGCGAAGGCAACCGACAATCCGGCGATCGGCAGCGAATACACCGGCGTCCTCGACGGCCTCGACCCGGTGACCCGTGCGCAGCTGCGCGACGGCAACTGGCTTGCGAAGGCCGCGCGGGGCGTGCTCTTCAAGCCGCAGTGGTTCGAGATCGTCGGCGCGGCACCGGCTGAGGCGCAGCGCGTCCGGCGCTGGGACTTCGCGGCGACGACGGAAGAGGAAGGCGACGATCCTGACTGGACCGTCGGGGCGAAGTGGGCGCGGGACTCGAACGGCGTCTACTACCTCGAGCACGTGGTGCGTTTCCGGGGCCGGCCGCTCGAGGTCGAGCAGCGGGTGCTGCAGACGGCCGAGCTCGACGGCACGAGCGTGGAGATCCGACTGCCGCAGGACCCGGGCGCGGCGGGCAAGACCGTCGCCGAGCGCTTCATCCGGCTCCTCGCCGGGTACACCGTGAAGGCCGCGCCTGAGACCGGCAGCAAGGTCGAGCGCGCAAAGCCAGCATCGGCACAGGCCGAGGCGAAGAACATCAAGCTCGTGCGCGGCGCCGGGGCGCCGGCATGGCTCGATGAGCACGAGGCCTTCCCTGAAGGGTCGCACGACGACCAGGTCGACACCACGAGCGGGGCAGTGAGCGACCTCGCGACGCCCGGCTTTGCCTTCGCCTGACCCGCCTGACCCGACTGGACCCATGAGCCTCTGGACCCGCCTCACGAGCGTGCTGTCGCGTGCCGCGCCCGTCCAGGGCCCGGACTCGACACTCACCACGCGCATGCGGCCGTGGACGACGCCGCCGCAGCGGGGGTCGAAGGAGCTCATCGCCGGGTACCGCACGGATCCGTGGCTGCGAGCGTGCGCGCGGGCGTCCGGGCAGGCGTGCGCGGGCGTGCGGCTTCGGCTCTACAAGGGCAAGGGCAAGGCCCGCGTCGAGATCGAGGACCACCCGCTGCTCGACCTGCTCGACAGGCCGAACCCCGTGCTGTCGGCGCGGGCGCAGCGGCGCATCACGCAGACCCACTACGACCTCGTCGGCGACGCGGTGTGGGTGAAGGAGCGCAACAATCGCGGCGAGGTCGTGCAGCTCGTGCCGGTGCCGCCGCACTGGCTGCGCACGTTCCCGGGGCGCACCTCGGCGACGTTCGAAATCTCGTGGCGGGGCGTGCAGGCGTCGATTCGCCCCGAGGACGTGGTGTGGTTCCACGACCCGGACCCGGGCGATCCGTTCGCGCGCGGCGCTGGCCTCGCCGAGAGCCTGGCCGACGAGCTCGACACCGACGAGTACGCCAGCAAGTTCGTGAAGGAGTTCTTCTACAACCGCGGCTCGCCGGAGACGATCGCCTCGTTCGAGGGGGCGAATCCCGAAGCGCTCAAGGCCATGAAGGCGCAGTGGGAAGCGGAGTTCCGAGGCAACGGCAAGTCGCACCGCACGCTCTTCAGCTCCGGGAAGATCAAGGTCGAGCGGCTCGATACGACGTTCCGCGACATGTCGCTCGTCGACCTGCGGGCGGCGACGCGCGACATCGTGATCTCCGTGTGGGGCGTGCCTCCCGAAATCATGGGCGTGCTCGCGTCCAGCAACCGCGCCACGATCGAGGCCGCTGACCTCATCATGGCGAAGAACGTGGTGAAGCCGCGCCTCGAGGACTTCTGCGACGCGGTGAACATGCACCTGACGCCCGAGTTCGGCGACGACCTCTCGCTCTGGTTCGACAACCCCGTGCCCGAGGATCGCGAGTTCAAGCTCCGCGCGACGCAGGCCCGGCCGTCCGCGTTCATGGACAACGAGGTGCGCGTCCTGGCCGGGTTCGAGGAGGCCGACGGGAAGGACGAATACCCCGAGCCCTTCGCCGGCGTGACCGCGCTCGAGGGCGATCCCGAGTTCGTGCGCAGCCTGCCCGCCCGTCGCAAGGTCCGCGCCGCGGCCGACGGTGGCCTGACCGAGGGGCAGATCCCGAACGTGCTCGAGCAGCTGCGCCCCGAGCGGCTCATCGCCGAGCTGCAGCCCGTGATGCAGCGGCGCATGGAGGCGTGGGCAAAGGACCAGCTCGCCGGCCTCGGCGCCGACGACAAGTTCGACCTGCTCAACCCGCTGATCCCGAAGTGGCTCGAGGAGTGGAGCACCACGAAGATCAAGGGCCTCGTCGACGGCACCACGCGCGACACCCTGCGGGACACGCTCACCGAGGGCGTGCGCGCCGGCGAGTCGATCGACGACCTGCTCGACCGCGTCGAGGACGTGTTCACCGCGGCCGACACCACGCGAGCCGAGGCCATCGCGCGCACCGAGGTGGTAGGCGCGAGCAACTGGGCGACGCACGAGGCGCAGCGGATCAGCGGCGTGGTCGAGGAGCGCGAGTGGATCGCGACCCGCGACGGCCGCACCCGGGCCGAGCACGCGGCGCTCGACGGCACGAAGGCGAAGATCAACGAGGCGTTCACGGTCGACGGACACCAGGCGCTCTACCCGGGCGGCTTCGGCGTGGCCGAGCTCGACATCCAGTGCCGGTGCACCATCGTCGCGGTGGTCTCGGATCCGGGCGACGACGAGGGCCGGGCTCACAAGCGCGCGGTCGCGACCGTGCCTCCGGACTCCACCGACGAGCAGCGCGCCGCGGTGTGGAACGCGTACGACCGCGAGCTCGTGCCGTGGGAGGGCGACCTCACGCGGGCCGCTCGCCGTGGGTTCGCCGGACAGCGGCGTGACATCCGCAAGGCGCTGCGGGACGCAGCCAAGTGAGGACACCGATGCCCCAGATCCGCAGCCCCAAGCGTGGCGTGCTCGAGCACCGCGACGTCGTCGGAGCGCTCGAGGTGCGCGCCGAGGGCGACGCCAGCAAGCGCGTGTTCCGCCTCAGCGACGACACGGTCGACCGCTACAACTCGATCATCGCGTTCGACGGGTGGAAGCTCGACGGCTTCCGCGCGAACCCGGTGATGCTGTTCGGGCACTCCTACTGGGGCTTCCCGATCGGGCACTGGGGCGACGTCGAGCAGGACACGAAGAGCCGCGCGCTCTACGCCTCGCCGGCGGTGTGGGCCCCGACTGAAGAGGCGCAGACCACGAAGGCGCTCGTCGAGGCCGGCATCCTGCGCGCCTGCAGCGTGGGCTTCGATCCGATCTCGTGGACGTTCGACGAGAAGCGCGGCGGCGTGAACTACCTGGAGCAGGAGCTCCTCGAGGTGTCGATCGTCACGGTGCCCGGGAACGCGAACGCGCTCGCCGAGGGCCGCGCGGCCGGCATCGAAGTCCGGTCGATCCTCGACCACGTGGAGCGCTCGATCCGCATGGTGCGCGGCGTCGACCCGAAGCGCGCGGCGGAGCTCGAGCAGCTCGCGCGCCTGGGCGAGGCCCCGAAGGTCTACAGCTTCGCGCGCACCGTGGGCGGCAAGCGCGAGGAGTTCACGGCCCCGACGCCCGACGAACTGCGCACGCTCGCCGGCATCACGACCCGCGACGACGAGGGCACGCTTTGCCCCGGGTGCCAGACCCGCATGCCCGCGGACGCGAAGTTCTGCAGCGCGTGCGGCACGGCGATGAAGACCGAAGAGAAGGCGGCCGAGCCGGCTCCGGTCGAAGAGAAGGCGTTCGTGCTCGACGTGGCTGCCCTTGAGGCGGCCGTCCGCGAGGCGACGAAGCCCGCGTAGTCGCACCACCCCGACAGAACAACGACTCCCGCCGGCACCTCCGGCCGAGCGGGCTCATGGCCATTCGGCCGGAAGGAGGAGCAATGGATCTCCAGAAGCAGATCGAGGCGGCCGTGGCCGCTGGCACGGCGCCCCTGCGCGCCGAGCTCGACAACGCGAAGCGCGAGCTCGCCGAGATCAAGGCAAAGCCCGCGACCGACACCGTGCGCAGCCTCGTCGGCCTCGTGCCGAGCTACGAGGGCATGGGCGCGCGGCAGGCCGAGCAGGCCCGCGGCGGCGCGCGCGCGAAGCAGCGTGACCACGGCTTCTACGACCGCATCGCCGAGAAGCCGGCGCACGTGCGCAGCGGCCTCGTGATCGCGCGGTGGATCCGCGGCATCGCCATCGCGTCGCAGCTCGACCGCGAGGCCCGCGCCGGCAGCGGCGCGAAGGCGATGACCCTTCCTGAGGTCTTCAAGTCCGTCATCGGCGACGACCGCATGGCGGAGATCGCCGACGTGCACACGCGCACGCTGCAGGCGAGCGTGTTCGACGCCGGCGGCGCGTTCATCCCCGACGTGCTGGCGAACGACTGGATCGAGTTCCTCCGGCCGTTCAACGCGATCCTGTCGCTGAACCCGACGATGGTGCCGCTCGACAAGGGCAACCTCTCGCTCCCGAAGCAGACCACGGGCGTGGCGGCGAGCTGGGAGGGCGAGAACGTCGCGCCGGCCCCGGTGGAGCAGACGACCGGCCTCGTGCGCCTCGCCGCGCGCGAAATGAAGGCGCTCATCGTCGTGTCGCAGAAGCTGCAGCGGCGCGGCGGCCCGATGGTCGAGCAGATGATCATGACCGACCTCGCCAAGGCGGTGGACGGCCTCTTCGACTCGACCGCGATCCGCGGCACGGGCCTGGAGAACTCCCCCTCCGGCCTGAAGTCGCTCATGGCGAGCGGCCAGAAGGTCACCGCGTACAACTCGACCACGCCCACGGGTGTGCAGGTCGAGGCCTCGCTCGAGGAGATGATCGGCAAGGTGGAGGACGCGGAGAACCTGCTCGGCGGCGAGGGCATCATGCTGCCCGCGCGCGTGCACCGCTACCTGCGCCAGCTGCGCACCACGAACGGCCAGCCCTACTTCGAGGGGCTGCGCGACGACGAGACGGGCGGCACGCTCCTCGGCTACCCCTGCCGCAAGACGAACAACATCCCCGCGAACCTGGGCGGGGGCTCGAACGAGTCCGAGATCTACTTCGGCTCGTTCCCCGAGCTGCTCGTCGGCATGGAGGAGGGCGCGAAGATCGAGCTCATCCCGAACGGCGCCCTGAGCGTGAGCGGGACCGTCTACAGCGACGCCGGGACGAACACCGACGTGGTGAAGGCGCTCCAGAGCGTGGACTTCGCGCTCCGCCACGACACGGCGTTCGCGATGCTGCAGACCGTGAAGTGGGGCGCGTAAGCAGCGCCCTCTGACCCCTCGGGCCGGCGCCGTGGACTGACGCGGCGCTGGCTCCTTCCTTCTCGCACTTCCTTTCACGCGGCCGCGCGCCGCAGTGAGGTCCCATGACCCCCTCCCACAACGATATCGGCGCGTTCATCAGCGTGCGCCGCGCCATCCCCCCGCAGGCTGCCGCCGCCGGCGCGATCTCCGGCGACAGCAACACGGGCATCGACCGCTCGGGCTTCCAGAGCTGCGTGCTGCACGTCGGCACCGGCGCCACCTCCGGCACCCCCGACAGCTTCTCCGTCGCCGGCAAGCTCCAGGAGAGCGACTCCGCCGCGACCGGGTACACCGACATCACCGACGCCGCGATCACGTCGATCACCACGGAGAACTCCGCGGCGAAGGTGAACGTCGACCTGAGCGGCTGCAAGCAGTACATCCGCGCCGTCGTGACCCCCGCGTTCGTGAACGGCAGCACGCCGAAGGTCGGCGTCGAGGCCGTGATCGTGCTCGGCGGCAGCGCCAACCTGCCGACCACGTAAGCCCCTCCACCTGACCGGCGGGCGCCCCTGACTGAGGCGCCCGCCTTTCCGTCTGCGCGCATGGACGCTGCAGATCCGGAGACGACATGGCCGATCCGAAGATCGTCGACAAGCCCTCCCCCAGCGCGAACGGCAAGGTGCCGATCAAGTTCACGAAGCGCTGGGGCAAGTACCACCCCGGTGACGTGGCCGGGTTCGACCTCGCGACCGCGCAGGGGCACGTGAGCAAGGGCAGCGCCTCGTTCGTCGAGGGCGACGGCGTGAAGCCCGAGCCCGCGAAGGCCCCGCCCGCGAAGTAGCCCACACGGGCCGCCGGCCGGGAGCGCATCCCGGCACCCTTTCGAGCGCCCCCCATGACCCTCGCCGCCAACGCCCTCACGACCGTCGCCACGCTGGCCGACGAGCTCGCCCTCTCCACGCCCGATGCCGGGTCCGAGAAGGCGCGCCTTGAGCGGTACATCAACATGGCGTCAGGGGCGATCGAGCAGTTCTGTGAGCGGGAGTTCCAGCAGAAGTCGCGCGCCCTGCGACTGCCTGGCTCGGGCACCCTGCACCTCGTGCTGCCAGCAACGCCCCTCGTCAGCATCACGAGCATCGTCGACGACGGCACGACCGTGGACGCGAGCACGTACCGGATCGAGGACGCTGCGGCCGGCATCGTCGTGGGCGACACGATCTGGCGACAGGCCGACCTCGTCGCGGGCATCGCGCATGACGTTGTGCCTGGCACCGGCAAGGCGCTTCTCGTCGTCACCTACGTCGCCGGCTACGTGCTGCCGAACGACGCGGGCACGCGCGATCTTCCGTACGACCTCGAGCAGGCGGCGCTCATCACGGCAGTGTCGCTGTACCGCTCGCGGGGCGCGGACCGGCGCATCGCCAGCGAGGCCGTGGGCGACGCCTCGGTCACGTACGCGGGCGCGAACACGGCGATCGGGCGCGGCGAGGGCGGGATCATCCCCGACGACGCGGTGGCTCTCCTGAAGCCGTACAGGCGCGTGGTGATGGCGTGAGCGACTACACCTGCCTCGACTGCAAGGCGACGCTTCCTGAGCCCGACGCGCTCGACGTGCGGACGTGCACGTGCGGCGTCGAGTACTCGGGGCTGCTCCTCGAACTGTACGCCCCGGGCGGCGCGTGGGCGCTCCCGTCGGACGCGACGTGGACGCGCACCAGCCACAGCGCGATCACGCTCCATCGGAGCCGCCAATGCGCGTCCCCGGCCTGACGCAGACCATCACCGTGCGATCGGTGCTGAGCGTGAGCACCGCGGGTGACCCGACGTTCGGCCCGAAGCGCACGATGGCCGCCCGCGTGCAGCAAGGGCGCGACCGGACCGCCACGACGATCGAGCACACGCACGTCGTCTACACCGAGGGCGAGGTGAAGGCGGACGACCGCGTGTGGTTCCCGGGCGACGCGCTCACCGACGACACGGTGGCGCGCCGGCCCGCGAGCGTGAGCGCGATGCGCGACCTTGGCGGCGTCGTCATCGGCTGGAAGGCGCTGTTCTAGTGGCCCCGTCGATGGCCGTCGCCGGCCTCGTCGTGTCGGGCGACGGTGCGCCGGAGAAGGTGCAGCGCAAGCTCGAGGAGCTGCTCCTCGAGCACCAGGAGGCCGTCGCGGCGGCGCTCTACGTGGAGGGCCTTGCGATCGAGGCGGAGGCGGTGAAGCGCACGCCGGTCGACTTCGGCAGGCTGCGGGCGTCGAAGTTCGTGGCGCCTCCGGTGAAGCAGAGCGGCGGCGGGCTCCTCGTCGAGCTCGGCTTCGGCACCGACTACGCGGTGTTCGTGCACGAGGACACTTCGGCCCGGCACGTCACGGGTGAGGCGAAGTTCCTCGAGAACGCGATCGCGGCGCGCACGCCCGGCTTCGCTGAGCGGCTCGCGCGCAGGGCTGCGGGGTTCGTCAAGAAGGGCGTCACGATGGCGCCCCTCGACGCGTCGATGCCGACCTCGCCCCAGGACATCGGCGACGGCGCCGACATGCACGGGCCCAGCCTGGCCGACAAGATCCGCGCGGAGCGCAGGGCACGGCGGACGCGGGTGCGGGCGAAGAGGGCGGCCCGGAAGGCGGCGAAGGCAGCCGCTGCCGGCGCGGCCCGGAAGCAGCGGCGAGCGACGAAGGCGGCCGTGCGGCGCGCGAACAAGGCGTGGAAGTCGACCGTGAAGAAGCAGCGGGCGGCTGCCGCTCGCGACGCAGCTCGCGCCCGGAAGCGCGCACGGCGCGAGGCGAAGGCGATCGAGAAGCTCAGGCGCAAGGGCGTTGGGAAGGACTTCGACTTCTGACATGGCCGACCCCGTCGACACCGCCGTCGCTGCCCTGCTCTCGGGGCTTGTGAGCGGCGACACCACGCTCGCCCTGGGCACGAACCTGTTCACGGGGCCGACGCGTCCGCACGGTCGCGGCGTGCCCGTGGGCCCGGTGGTGTTCGTGCTCGCCGGCGCCGAGGTGCGCGAGCCCTACCTCGGGACCGACACCGACTTCTGCCGGGAGAACGTCCAGGTGACGGTGCGCGGCAAGCCCGACACCCACGCGGTGACGCTCACCCTCGCCCGGGCCGTGCTCACCACCGTGCACAAGGCGCAGCCGTCCGGGTTCGTGGACGTGCTGCTCGCGCACGGCATCAACGGCCTCGGCCCCGACGGCACCGGCTGCCCGGTGTTCACCCTGAACTTTCAGGCTCGCGTGACGCGCGCCACGTAGGAGACGACCATGTCGGAAACCGCTGGATACAAGGGCAAGCTCAAGCAGGCGTCGTCCCTCGGAAGCTCGGGCGCCGAGTCGGGCTACACCACCGTCGACGGCGTCACGAGCGTGTCGGGGCCGTTCTCGCGCGCGCTCCTCGACATCTCGAACCTGAAGGACGACGACGGCCACAAGCGCTTCATCTACGGCCTCGCCGAGCGCAAGCTCTCCGTGAGCGGCAAGCGCATCGTGGGCGACACGCAGCAGGACGCGCTGCGCGCCGCCTGCGAAAACGCGACGGTCACCTATGTCGCGTTTCTCCCCGACGGCACCGCGGCGAGCGGCCGCAAGTTCGAGTGCCTCGTGAGCGACTGGGACGAGACCTCGAACACGGACGGAACGACGGACTTCTCGTGCTCGATCCAGATGAACGGCGCGCCGCTGCCCACGGCGTAGTCCTCGGCCGCCCTCACCCCCACCCGCACCGGAGCCCACGACCATGGCCGAAACCGCCGGATACCCGACGACGATCAAGCGCGGCGGCGCGGCCGTCGCGATCACGAACGAGCCTTGCACGCGCATCACGCCGAACACCGTCTACCGCATCACGGACGCCGCGAAGCGCGTGCTCGACCCGGCGGTGGCCATCACCGTCGAGGTGGACGCGGCCGGCAGCGGATCGTGGGCGGCGGGGACCGGCTACACCGTCGACCCCTACACGGGCACGGTGACCTTCGGCAGCGACCAGGGCGGATCGGCTGTCGTGCGCGTGTCGTCGGCGAGCTACGTGCCGCTCCTCACGGTGGCGCGCGCCCGGGCGGCCTCCATCAAGCGCGCTCGCACGATCCTCGACGCCAGCGTGTTCAACCCGGCCGGGTTCAAGTCGTTCCTGTACGGCCTGCTCGAGGTGACCGGTTCGCTCGAGGTGCTCGACGCGGGCACCGACGATCTCGACTCGGGGGCCGGCACGGCGAAGTTCATCGACGAGATCGAGGACGGCACGCAGTTCCTCCTCGAGATCGACATGGGGGCCCAGGGCGTGAAGTCACGCCTGTGGGCCTCCCTCGAATCGCTCGACCCGTCGTCGACCGTCGACGGCCTCGTGTCGACGCAGCTCGCGTTCAAGGCAAGCGGGCGCGGCACGGCGCCGGTGATCTCGACGACGTAGCAGCTCGCCCCTTGGAGGCATCCACCCGCGGTCTGCCGCAGGCGCCACCCTGCGAGCGGTCTCCAACGGCGGCGCCTCAGCGCTGGCGGCACTGAGGCACTTCACGCGTGGAGCGTGACGAGGTTCACATGGGAATCGGAGAGAAGGCACTCGGGCTGGGCGGCAACCGACTGCGTCGAACGAAGCTGGTCACAGTCACGATCGGCGAGGGCGCCGTGACGTTCGAGCTGCGGCAGCCGACGATCGCGGACAGGGACAAGATGCTCGCCGAGACCGACCTCGGAAAGAGGATCGTGGCGTCGGTCATCGCCTGTGCGTTCGACCCCGAGACGGGTGAGCGCGCGTTCAAGTCTGACGCGAAGGATGTCCTTCTCGAGCAGCCCGCGAACAGCTGGGTCGACGAGCTGGGCAAGGTCGCGCTCGAGCTCGTGAAGCCGGTCGAGGTGACGGAGCAGGGAAAAGGCTGAACGCCGACGGGGAGCTCGCCCTCATCGCGCACCTGGCGATCGAGGGCGGGCGGTCACCGTCGGAGATCGTCGCGGCGTACACCCCTGACGAGTTGTCCCTCGTCGCCGCGTTCATGGTCCTGAAGGCCGAGCAGTCCAAGAAGAAGCGCTGAGACCCCATGTCCACCGTCATCGCCACCCTCGTCACGAAGCTCGTCACCGATGCCTCGGGCGCGAAGGCCGGCGCGGCGGAGGGCGCGGCCTCGCTCAAGCAGTGGGTCGCCGAACAGAAGAAGGTCCAGCAAGCGGCGAACGAGACGCGCGACGTCCTGAAGAAGGCGTTCGCTGCAGAGACGCTCGTCGCCTCGCTGGGGCAGGTGTCGCAGGCGTTCAAGGGGCTGGAGTCGAGCGCGGGCGTCGCGGCCGGGCAGATGGCGCAGCTCGGGGGCTCGCTCATCCAGGGGTTCGGGCAGGGCGGCGCGCTCGGGTTCGCGATCGCCGGGATCAGCGCGGGGGTGCGCGCCGTCGTGGACGAGTACGGCGCGATGGAGAAGTCCGCGAAGGAGGCCAGCGACGCGGCGGTGGCCGGGCACCGGGCGGCAGCGGCGGCGATCGCTGAGCAGGTGAAGGCAACGGCCGGGCTCGTGCGCGAAATGGCGGCGGCGGCGAACGTCGCAGGGACCGGCCGGAGCGTGCAGGCTGGGCTCGTCGACATCAACCTGGGCGCGGCGAAGAGCGAGTTCACGAGCGCTGCCGATAGCGTGCGGCGGCTCACGTCGCAGGTGGCGGCGCTCTCGGCCGAGTACGACCGGCTGCAGAAGCTCGCGGACACGACCGGGCAGCGGGGCTTCGCGCGGCAGGCCGAGGCGGTGGCGGCGCAGCTCGCGACCGCGCGCGGCAGCCTGTCGATGGAGACGGATCGGAAGGGCAAGGCCGGGGCCAGCATCGACACGCTCACCGCGCAGTCGATCGCCCTCGCCGGCAACCCCGAGGTCGACCGGCTGAACCGCGCGTTCGAGGCGCAGAAGGCGCGCGCCGAGGAGTTTCGGAAGCAGCTCGCCCAGGCGCGCGGGAGCAGCGAGGACGCGGCCCGGTGGGACTACTTCACGCGGCAGTCGCAGGGCATCAAGGCGGCGGGCGCTGACTCGGGCATGGGCGGCCTGCCCCCGCCGGTGTTCGCGGGGCTGGAGGCGCTTGCCGAGGAGGCTGCACGTGCGGACCGCGCGCTGCGGAACCACGAGGCGGCACAGGCCGACCTCACGCGGGTGACTCGCGAGTTCGCCGACGCGCAGGGGCAGGCGGCGGACGCAGCGGCGATCGCCGAGTTCGAGTTCTCGCAGCTGTCGGCGGCGTCGCAGGCGGCACGTGCTGCGGGCGGAGGGCTGGCCGGTGCAGGGGCGGCGGTCGGCTCAGCCGTGATGGGCACTGCGGGCGGGCAGAAGGGCGTGGCGGTGATGCAGGGGATCGGCGAGCTCGCCACGGGCAACATCGCCGGCGGCGCCGTCACGATCCTCGCTGAGTCGAAGCAGTTCGCGGCCATCATGGACAAGGTCGGCGGGGTGTTCCAGAACGTCGCCGATTCGTTCGGGGCCATCCTGGAGCCGCTCGCGCCGCTCATCGACATCATCGGCGTGCTCGGGCAGGCCGTGCTCCCGGCCGTCGTAGGCGTTTTCAAGATCCTCGACCCGGTGTTCTGGCTGCTGTTCGAGACGGTGAAGATCATCGGCGGCGGGCTCGCTGTGGGGATCGCTGAGGTGGAGTACGGGTTCAAGGCGGCGATCAACTGGATCCTCGGCGGCATCGCGGACTTCCTGTCGTGGATGTTCGGCGAGGACGACAGCTGGACGCAGAGCGTGCGCAGCAGCATGTTCGACATCCCGGCGACGCTCGACGAGGCCGTGGCCGCCGCGAAGAAGCCGTTCGAGGACATGACCTACGGCGGCTCGCTCGACCGCTTCCGCAACAGCCTCGACGACAGCGCCGCCGCCGCGGACAAGGTCACCGGCTCGCTCCTGAACCTCCCCGCGGGCTTCAAGGTCGCGGCCGGGCGCTTCGACGCGAGCGATGCCACGCCCGCGGGCTCCACGCGCAAGGGCACGAAGGCGAAGGCCGGCGCGTACGCGCCTGAGTCGACCGGGCCCGTCACCGTGAACATCTACACGAAGGCCGACGCGAAAGACGTCGTGCGCGAGGTCGAGCGCTGGATCCAGCGCCGCACCCTCGTCGGATCCGGGAGCGCCGCGTGAGCGTCACCATCTACGGCCACGATCTGCCCGTCGCCGTCGACGGCGCGAGCCTGCCCGACGTGAGCGTGTCGAGCTCCGAGCGCGCGGCCGACCACACGACGCTGGCGAGCGTGAGCGCCGAGTTCACCGCGCTGGACCTGCAGACGGTTCCGCTGCAGGCCGACATCGCGGCAGCGTGGCGGGGGTTCCTGAAGAGCCGCGGCGACCGCTGGGCGTTCGACCTCGCCGCCACGACCGTGGACGACGGCCTCGACACGTACAGCGCGAAGGGCCTCGCGGCGACCGCGGGCGTCCTCGTCGGCGCGCGCGGCGAGGAGAGCGTCGTCTCATCGTCGCCGGACATGGTCGGCGAGTACACGGTGCCCTACCACGGCGACGCGTGCGTGGAGGTGCAGGCGGCCTCGACGAACCTCTTCGCCGCGAACGTGCGCACGGGCACGGACACCTCGTCGAACACCACCGGGTTCACCGCCATCGACTCGGCCACGCTCGCGAGCTCCACCGCGCAGAAGCGCTTCGGCAGCCGCAGCCTGAAGGTCACGACGCTCGCGAATGGCAACGGCACGAAGGGCGGCGTGTACGCGTCGGCCGCGTGCGCGGGCTCCACGCGCTACACCGGGAGCGTCTACCTGCGCGCGGCCTCGGGCACGCCGCAGGTGGAGTTCGCCCTCGTCGACGACGGCGGCGGCGTGGGCACGGCGGTGGTGGTGGACGTGCCGTCGACGGGCTGGCTGCGCGTCGAGGGCTACATCGACACGAGCGCGGGCGCTGCGAACGCCTCGCTGCGGATCCGCGAGAACACCGCCGACAGCGCGATCGAGTGGTACGCGGACGGCTGGCAGCTCGAGACGGGCGCCTGGGCGACGACCTGGGTGGACGGCACCCGAGCCGCTGCGCAGCTCTCGTACCGCCTGCTCGAGCAGCGGCGCGGCGACGACCTCACGGTGGCCGGGTGGTTCCTCGCGCACAGTGACGCCGACGGCTACCTCTGGACCGTGGGCACGGCGACGGAGCGGATCTCCGCGCGCCACTCGTCGGGCGACCGTGTCGTGGAGGTGGTGAGCGATGGCACGACCACGACCGCCACGGTGGCCGACGCCTTCCTCGACCCGTACCTGAAGGTGTGGCGGCACGTCGCGGTGACCCTCCGGCGCAACCCGACCTCGGGCGAACAGGTCACCGTCTACGTCGACGGCGCCGAGGCGGCCACGTCGCTGCCCGAGGACCTCGTCCCCGTGCTGTCCCGCCCGACGCTCTGGGTGGGCACGAGCGCGGCCGGCACGAGCCACTGGTGCGGCCTCATCGACGAGCTGTGGTCGTTCCCTTGGGCGATGCCGGCGACGATGGTGGCGGCGCTCTACAACCGCGCTCTCACCGCCTGGCCCGACCTCCTCGTCGGCGGGCGGCTCGTGGGCGCGGACTACGCGTCGAGCTGGGTCTCCATGACCGGTGCCGTCACCGGCGACCGCCTCGCTCCGGTGATGATTGACGGCGTGTGGAACGCCGCCGCGCGCTCGCTCGCGGTCACCCTCACCCCCACCGGGACCGAATAGATGCGCGCCCTCCCTGCCAGCGCCACCGCCCTTCTCGGGACGACGCGGCGCACGACGCATGTGCGCGTCACGCTGTCGAGCAACCGGGGCGGCACGGCGTGGTCGCAGGTGCTCACGTCGTGGGGCTCGCGGAACTTCGTGCGCAGCGTCGAGTGGACGACCGACTGGGAGCAGCCCGTCGGCGAGGCCACCATCGTCCTCGCCCTGGCGTGGTGGCACGAGTCGCTCTCGCCGCTCATGGCGGGGTCGCGCCTGAACGCCTCGCGCACCCTCGTCGACGTGGTGCGGGACGTGAGGATCGAGACGCAGATCGCCCCCGCCGGCGCGCCGGCCGATGCGGACGGCGACTGGACGAACGCCTGGGAGGGCACGGTCAGCGTGTTCCGCGTCGAGGAGGACACGATCACCCTCACGTGCCGGGACCGCACGGCATACCTACAGGACCTCACGATCGAAGAGGAGCAGCCGCCGCCCGCCGGGACGACGAACTGGTACACGGCGCTGGCGTGGGACGTGTCCCTCGAGGACCTGCTGCAGGCGCTGATCGACTCGACGGTGATGCGCGGATCCGTGGCCGCGCGCGCGGTCGCCACGGCGTACACGCTGGGGCAGGTGCGGCGCCCGGCGACGCGCAACGGCTACGCGTACGAGGTGACGACGGCGGGCCTGCAGCGCAAGGTGGCGACGGCGACGGACACGACCTCGCTGGCGTCGTAAGATCGGAAGAGCGTCGTGTAGGGAAAGAGTGTAGA